CTACTCGACCACCGTGAGCTTGGCCACCGACAGCGCCAGCCACTTGGTACCGTGGCGCGGAAAGTGCACCTGGGCGCGCGCGTCGTCGCCCTGGCCTTCGATGGCCAGCACCTTGCCCTCGCCGAACTTGGTGTGGAACACCGCCAGCCCCACGCGCAGGCCGTGGGCGGGCTCCTCCTTGCGCGGCGGCACGGGTGGGCTGGCGAAGGCCGCGGCGTTGAAGCCAAAACCGGCCCTGGCGCCCGCACCATAAGCGCTTGCAGCTCTTGAATCAGGAGCATAAGAGCCAAACCCCTGCTGCCGGGGCGTGAGCCACTTGAGCGCCTCCTCGGGCAGTTCGTCGAAGAAGCGGCTCCTGACGTTGTAGCGCGTCTGGCCGTGCAGCAAACGGGTCTGCGCGTGGCTCAGGTACAGGCGCTTTCTCGCGCGGGTGATGGCCACGTACATCAGGCGGCGCTCTTCCTCCAAGCCACCCTGGTCGCTCATGGCGTTCTCGTGCGGGAACAGGCCCTCCTCCATGCCGCCGATGAACACGCAGTCGAACTCCAGGCCCTTGCTGGCGTGCACGGTCATGAGCTGCACCGCGTCCTGCCCGGCCTGGGCTTGGTTGTCGCCTGCCTCCAGCGCCGCATGCGTGAGGAAGGCGGCCAGGGGCGAGAGCGTCTCGCCCGTGTCGGTGTCCACCAGGGGCTGCTGCAGGAGCGGCCGGTTCGGGTCCAGCCCCTGGCTGGCGGGGCTTTGCGTGAGCGCCGCGCCCGTTTCGTCGAGCGGCAGGGCCACGGCGTCGCGGCCGAAGCCCTCCTGGGTGACGAAGCTCTCGGCCGCGCTGATGAGCTCGTCCAGGTTCTCCAGCCGGTCCGCGCCCTCCTTCTCGTTGCGGTAGTGCTCCAGCAGGCCGCTGGACTCCAGCACCTGGCCGATGATGGCGCGCAGGTTCCGGCCCTGGGTCTGCTCGCGCATCACATCCACCATGGCCACGAAGGCGCCCAGGTTCACGCCCGCCTTGCCGGGCACGCTGCTCACCGCGTCGTGCAGCGAGCAGCCGCTGCCGCGCGCGGCGTCCTGCAGCTGCTCCAGCGTGCGCGCGCCTATGCCGCGCGGCGGGAAGTTGACCACGCGCATGAAGCTCGTGTCGTCGTGCGGGTTCTCCAGCAGGCGCAGGTAGGCCAGCGCGTGCTTGATCTCGGCGCGCTCGAAGAAGCGCAGGCCGCCGTACACGCGGTAGGGCACGCTGGCGTTGAACAGGGCCGATTCGATGACCCGGCTCTGCGCATTGCTGCGGTAGAGCACGGCGATCTCGCTGCGCGGCATCGGGCCCTCGCGCACGAGCTGCCGGATCTCGTCCACGATCCACTGCGCCTCGGCCAGATCGGTGGGCGCCTCGTACACGCGCACGGGCTCGCCCGGCCCCTGCGTGGTGCGCAGGTTCTTGCCCAGGCGGCGGCTGTTGTGTGCGATCAGCGCGTTCGCCGAGTCCAGGATGTTGCTGTAGCTGCGGTAGTTCTGCTCCAGCTTGATCTGATGGCGCACGTCGAACTCGCGCACGAAGTCCTGCATGTTGCCCACGCGCGCGCCGCGAAAGGCGTAGATGCTCTGGTCGTCGTCGCCCACGGCGATCACGCTGCCCTGGGTGACCAGGCGCCCGTCCACCACGTCGCCCGCGAGCTGCTTGAGCCAGGCGTACTGCAGCCTGTTGGTGTCCTGGAACTCGTCCACCAGGATGTGCCGGAAGCGCCGCTGGTAGTGCACGCGTACAGGGTCGTTATCGCGCAGCAGCTCGAAGGAGCGCAGCATCAGCTCGCCGAAGTCCACCACGCCCTCGCGCTGGCACTGCTCCTCGTAGAGCTGGTAGAGTTCCACCTTCTTGCGCGTGTCGGAGTCGTGCGCCTCCACGTCGCGCGGGCGCAGGCCCTCCTCCTTGCAGCCGGCGATGAAGTACGCGAGCTGCTTCGGGGGGAAGCGCTCCTCGTCCACGTTGAACTGCTTGCACAGGCGCTTGACGGCCGAGAGCTGGTCCTGCGTGTCCAGGATCTGGAACGACTGCGGCAGGCCGGCCAGCTTGTGGTGCGCGCGCAGCATGCGGTTGCACAGGCCGTGGAAGGTGCCGATCCACATGCCGCGCACGTTGATGGGCAGCATGGCGGACAGGCGCGTGAGCATCTCCTTGGCCGCCTTGTTGGTGAAGGTGACGGCCAGGATGCCGCCCGGCGTGGCATGGCCGGTCGAGAGCAGCCAGGCGATGCGCGTGGTGAGCACGCGCGTCTTGCCCGACCCCGCGCCCGCCAGGATCAGCGCATGGCCCGCGGGCAGGGTGACGGCGGCGAGCTGCTCGGGATTCAGGCCTTGCAGGAGCGCTGCAGGCGCCGGCGGAAACGATTCTGGGGAGTGCATCCCGGGATTGTAGAAACCCCCTTGCCCTCCACAGGATCGAAAGGCAAGCCGTCCGGCACAGGTATACAATCAATCACCGGGCCCAAGTTTCTTGCGCCCGGTTTTTTGTGCCTGCGCAAGCAGGGTCCGGCGCTGCCTTCCACGGCAGGGCCCGCGAAACCGGCACGCAAGCCAAGCGCCCTTCTCGCCCGCGAAATCATTTGCGGGCGGCCTCTACAGGAGCTTGGAACCTCATGGAAATCTTCGACTACGACAACATCCTGCTGCTGCCGCGCAAGTGCCGCGTGCAAAGCCGCTCGGAGTGCGACGCCGGCGTGGAGCTGGGCGGGCGGCGCTTCAGGCTGCCGGTGGTGCCGGCCAACATGAAGACGGTGGTGGACGAGAAGATCTGCGCCTGGCTCGCTACGAGCGGCTACTTCTACGTCATGCACCGTTTCGACCTGGACAACCTGCAGTTCGTGCGCGAGATGCGCGCCCAGGGCTGCTTCGCCTCGATCTCGCTGGGCATCAAGCAGGCCGACTACGACACCGTGGACCGCCTCAAGGCCGAGGGCCTGACGCCCGAGTACATCACCATCGACATCGCCCACGGCCATTCCGACAGCGTCAGGGACATGATCGCCTACCTCAAGCAGCACCTGCCGCAGTCCTTCGTGATCGCCGGCAACGTGGCCACGCCCGAGGCCGTGATCGACCTGGAGAACTGGGGCGCCGACGCCACCAAGGTGGGCGTGGGCCCGGGCAAGGTCTGCATCACCAAGCTCAAAACCGGCTTCGGCACGGGCGGCTGGCAGCTGTCGGCCCTGAAGTGGTGCGCGCGCGTGGCCACCAAGCCCATCATCGCCGACGGCGGCATCAGGAGCCACGGTGACATCGCCAAGAGCGTGCGCTTCGGCGCCACCATGGTGATGATCGGCTCGCTGTTCGCGGGCCACGAGGAATCGCCGGGCAAGACCGTGGAAGTGGACGGCGAACTGTACAAGGAGTACTACGGCTCGGCCAGCGACTTCAACAAGGGCGAATACAAGCACGTGGAAGGCAAGCGCATCCTCGAACCCATCAAGGGCAGGCTGGCCGACACACTGGTCGAGATGGAGCAGGACATCCAGAGCTCCATCAGCTACGCGGGCGGCAGGAAGCTCATGGACATCCGCAAGGTGAACTACGTGATCCTGGGCGGCGACAACGCGGGCGAGCACCTGCTGATGTGATTTTTTGCAGCAATTTTTCTGGAGGCACAAAAAACTGGTGCATAATCCGGGGCTGCGCTGCAACGCGGCGCCTCTGAAAAGAGAGGGCTCTTAGCTCAGTTGGTAGAGCAGCGGACTCTTAATCCGTTGGTCGAAGGTTCGAATCCTTCAGGGCCCACCAAAGACAAGCCTCAAGGCACAAGAAGCCGATGCTACAAAACAAGTAGCGTCGGCTTTTTTCATTGACGCGGATATGTGACGTTTTATGTGACGTGTCACATATACAGTGCTCGCGCGAAACGCAGAAGCCGAGAACACGGGCCACGATGTTGCAAAAAGCCGACGATTCCCGACACTGAAACAGAACAAAAAATGCCGCGCGAGGCCGCGCCAGGCTTTGCGATGGGTTATGCCGGCACCGCCGACGAAATCAACACATGAAGCGGGCAGGCGCGGCGGGGTCTCGACCGCGCGCCGCGGGTCATGGTGGGGGCGGCCGGCCGGCGACCAGGCGGCAAGCACGTGCGGGAGGGGCGCCGGGGCTCCAGGCGAGCCGCAGGGGGCCAGCGGGGGCGCGGGCAAGGGGGCCGGGTGGGTACGAAAAAGCCCGCGCGTGGGCGGGCTTGTGGGGCAGCGGCGGGCGGGTGCTACGCGGGTGCATCCTCCAGCACGTAGGGCTTGAACGCACAGGCCGGCACGCCGGCCCAGGTGTTGATGGCGTGGGCCATGGTGGACTGCAGCGGCGCGATCTCATTGCGGGCGAAGACCTTTGCCGCCTTCTCCACGTCGCCGAAGCCGCCCACGTTGTTGGGCAGCATGCCCATGAGCTGCGGGGGCACGCGGTGCACGGCCAGCACGTCGTCACGGCTGGCGTTCTTGATGTTCAGGAAGTCATCCTTGGCGGCCACTTCGCTGATGGGTATCAGCTGGATGCCTTCCTTTTTGCCGCCGGGCGAGTAATAGAACAGGTTGCGGAAGTTGCCCATGCCCTTGGTCTTGGTCAGCTGCTCCCGCATCTTGTCGATGTCGCCCTGGGATTGGGCCGCATCGGTCACGTAGAGAATGAACCCGGCATGGCTACCGTTGTTGTAGTAGCGGCGGCGGAACAGCGTGGCCGATTCGTTGAGCAGCGCTGACTGCAGCGCGCCCAGGTACGGCGGCAACCCGTACACCTCCTGATGAATGTCCTGCTCACGCAGGTGGAACACATCGTGGCGAGGGAATTCGTGCGGGCTCTGCATGTCCGTCACGAAGAAGTAGCGGCCGGGCTCCACGCCACGGCGCACATACTTGCCCAGAGCGTGGCGAAGCTCCAGCAGATTGCCCAGCACGTTGCGGCGGCGCTCCAGATAGCCGTTGCCCAGCACCATGAAATCCAGCGCGAGCGCGCGGAAGGTCGCCGCGCTGAGCCAATGCGAAGGCATGAAGGTGCTGGCCAGCACATTGATCTTGAAGCGCAGCGCGGATTCATGGTGCGCGCCAACGCGCAGCAGCCGCGCCAGCGCGGCCAGACTCACGGGCGGCTCGTACCAATCACCAGACTGAAGGCACTCCGCATACTCCAGCAGCGCAGAACGGCCGCCGATGACGGGCTCGGGCTCGCCCAGGTCGAAGGTGAACGACTGCACGTTCTGCGCGGTGTCTGTGGAAACCGTGGGCGCAGCGGATGGTGCGGGCGCTGTGGCCTGCGCAGCGTGATGCCGGGCCTGTGCGGATGTGCGGCGTGTGCGTTTTGTCATGGCTATTCAGAGATTTCAAGAAAGGACTGCCCCTGCACCGTGGCCAGGCCGGTGCCGACTTCCAGGGGTTCATTGCTGATCGCATTCATGCAGGCCCAGGCCAGGTCCGAGTGGCCGGTTTCCTCGCTGCGGCCAGCGGCATAGGTCACGCTGCGCCCGCTGGCTGTCAGCTCGCGTTTGATGGCCATAAAGCTGCTGGCCAGTTCCTTGTTGCCGGCGTCGAACTCCAGCCGGCCCGCGTTGATGACCTGCTGCGCCTTGAGCACCAGCATGGTCTTGGTCTCCACGCTGTAGTTGATGCCGCGCGCGGCCGGGTAGAACTTCTGCACCAGCTGGAAAACGCCCTGCCCTATTCCTGTGGTGTCCAGCGTCATGGCCGCCACGTTGTAGCGCTGAGTGATTTCCTTGATGGCCTTGGCCTGCGCCTCGAAGTCCATGCCCTTGAACTGCTGGGTGTGCAGCACGCGCAGCTGCCCGCCGGGCTTGGCCGGCGGGGCCAGCACCACCAGGCCGGCGCTGTCGCCCGTGTGGCTGGGGTCATAGCCGACCCACACCGGCATCCAGCCGAAGGGCCGCTGGCTGAAAGGCTTGAAGTCGGCCCACAGCTCCCAGCTGTCCACCATGCAGGCCTGCAGCATCGACAGGGGGAACACCGAAAACGAGTCATCGACAAACCCGCACATCAGCAGGTTGGCGAACTCCGCGTCCGAATACTCCAGCCGCAGCTCGTCAAGGTCGAACAGATCGCAGCCGCCGGCCAGGGCGTCCAAGATCGTGACGATGTTGCGCCACACGCGATCCTCGCCCGTGAAGCCGCCGGACAAGCGGTCGTGGCTGATGTCCACCTCGATCTTGCTTTTCCGCTTGAGGCGCAGGCCGCTCCAAAACGCATAGGCCGCGTGCTGGATGCTGCTGGGCGTGCTGAAGTAGGTCTTGCGCCACTTCTTGTGCATCGCCATGCCGCTGGCCACCTTGTTCAGGAGCTCAAAGTCCTGGGTCCAGAAGAACTCGTCAAAGTAGAAATTGCCGTGGTAGCCCTGGGCCGTGCGCGCGTTGCTGCCCAGGAAATACAGCGTCGCGCCGTTGGCCAGCACGATGGGATCGCCCTTGAGCTCCACGCCCGTGACTTCGTGCACGAACGCCACGATGTACTGCTTGAAAAGATGCGCCTGGGCCTTGCTGGCGGACAGAAAGATTTGATTGCGCCCGGTCTCCAGCGCGTCGATAAGCGCCTCGCGCGCAAAGTACCAGGTGGCGCCGATCTGCCGGCTCTTGAGGATGGCCCGCGTGCGCTGCTGGCTGCTCTGCCACCAGCCCAGCTGGTACTTGAACAGCGAATCGAGGAAAGCGCTTTTCAGCTGCTCGATCTGCTCATCCGATAGGAAGTTCTTGGCGCGCCGCTTCTTCGGCCCTGCATTGCGCGCCTCAATGGCCGGGTTCAGGTCCGCCTCACGGCCCGTGCGCTCGTACTTGCCAATGCGGGCCAGGCGCTCCAGCTGACGGCCCAGCAGGTCGATTTCCTTGTAGTCGCCGCCTGTCTTCACATCCTTGGCAATGAGCGTCACAAGGCGCGATTCCAGCGAGCACTCCACCCGCTGCACCGCGGGCGTGTCGGCCCACTTCTCGGCCTTGTGCCAGCCATGCAGCGTGCCGCGCGGGATGTTCAGGTGCTCCGCGATGTGCGATAGTTTCCAGCCCATCCAGAACAGCGCGCGCGCCTCGCGGCGCACGCCGGCGCCGCCATCAACCGGCCGCGTCTCGCCGGCTGGCAAGGCATCCAGCGCGAGGGATCGGGCGGGCTTCGTGATGGCCTTTTGCGCGGCGCTTCCGGTGTTGCGCACCGCGCTGACCGCGCGCTTTGGCTTCGCGCAGGCGGCGGGTTTCTTGGCGGCTTTGGCTGTCATGGGTTGCCAGTGTCTGCCGCGCGCGCGCGGAAATCACGGGGCAAAAAATGTGGTGCGCGCAGCCACAGCGCGCACAAATTGCGGCGCGATGGATAGGTGCGGAACATAGGCGGTAGATCAACTTCCACAGCACAGAGCCGCACCATGCCATCCAAGTTTTTCCGCGTAGCTACCGAAGGCGCCACCACCGACGGCCGCGAAATCCAGCGCAGCTGGATCGAGCAGATGGCCAAGAACTTCAACCGCGAAAAGTACGGCGCCCGCGTCTGGCTGGAGCACTACCGTGGTGTGCTGCCCGAAAGTTCGTTCGCCGCGCTGGGCGATGTGATCGCAGTGCAAGCGCGCCAGGTGGAAGACGGCAAGCTGGCCCTGTTCGCGCAGATCGAGGCGCTGCCCGCCCTGGTGGCCATGAACAAGGCCAAGCAGAAGATATACACCAGCATCGAGGTGGACCCCAATTTCGCCAAGACGGGCGAGGCCTACCTGACCGGCCTGGCGGTTACAGACAGCCCAGCGAGCCTGGGAACCGAAGTGCTCAAGTTCGCCGCCGGCAATCCCGATGCCAACCCGTTCAAGGGCAAAAAGCACTCCGAGGGCGCGCTGTTCACCGCAGCAGTGGAAACGGACCTGGGCCTGGAAGGCGACGCCGAAGGACTGGCCGGCCAGCTGCTGGCCAAGTTCTCCACGATGCTGGAAAGCCTGGGTGCCATCGTCACGGCCAAACCAACGCAAGCGCAGGCCGACACCTTCGCCACCAAGACCATGGAAGTGCTGGGCGCGGCCGATGCCGCCATCAAGCACCAGGCCAAGGAACTGGCAGCGGCGCAGGAGGCCCACGCAAAGATGGCCGGCGAGTTCTCCACGCTGCAGACCGAGTTCAAGACCCTCACCGAGAAGCTGAGCAAGCAGGACGGCAGCACCACGCACCGCCCCGAAGCCACGGGCACCGAAGGCACCTTGAAGGCCGACTGCTGACACCGCCACCGCCCCCGACAACGCACCAACCGCAACCCATATCCGCGAGGGATCAATCCATGAAAAACGCTACCCGCCTGCTGTTCAACCAATACCTGTCCGACCAGGCCGCGCTCAACGGCGTGCCATCCGTGGCGCAGAAGTTCGCCGTGGCCCCCACCATCCAGCAGAAGCTGGAAAGCCGCATTCAGGAAAGCAGCGCCTTCCTGCAGTCCATCAACATCGTGCCGGTGGATGAGATGCAGGGAGAAAAGCTGGGCCTGGGCGCATCCGGTCCCATCGCGAGCCGCACCAACACCAACCAGAAAGACCGCTCCACCAAGGATGTGTCGTCGCTGGAAGGCCAGGGCTACAAGTGCGAGAAGACCGACTACGACACCCACATCGGTTACAACAAACTGGATATGTGGGCGAAGTTCCCTGACTTCCAACTGCGGCTGGCCCGTGCCATCCAGCGCCAGTGCGCGCTGGACCGCATCATGATTGGCTTCAACGGCACCAGCGTGGCCGTTGAATCCGACCTCAACAACAACCCGCTGCTGCAGGACGTGAACAAGGGCTGGCTGCAGTACCTGCGCGACAACGCCGCCGCCCGCGTCATGGACGAAGGCGCCACGCAAGGCAAGGTGGTGGTGGGCGCAGCCGGCGATTACAAGACGCTGGACGGCCTGGTGTACGACGCCAGCCAGTCGCTGCTGGACGCATGGCACGCCAATGCCGGCGACCTGGTGGCCATCGTGGGCCGCGACCTCATGCATGACAAGCTGTTCCCGCTGGTCAACGAAAAGCAGGCGCCCACCGAGACACTGGCCGCCGACATCGTGCGCAGCCAGATGCGACTGGGCACGCTGCAGGCCATCACGGTGCCGTTCATGAAGCCCAACGCCGTGCTCATCACCAGCCTGGACAACCTGTCCATCTACTACCAGGCAGGCGCCCGCCGCCGTACCGTGATGGACAACCCGAAGCGCGACCGCATCGAGACCTACGAAAGCTCCAACGACGCATTCGTGGTCGAAGACCTGGGCAAGGCCTGCCTGGTCGAAAACATCGAGATGGCCTGACAGGGCGCACCACCGGCAGCAAATAGCCGCTCCTAAAAAAAGGGGCCGCTATTTGCAGGCAGGCACCACAGCACACGGCAAACCAACGGGGAACAGACATGCGCCAAACACCGGCACAGCGCCACCGCATGCACCGCCTGGCCCTGCAGCAGGCAGAGCTGGCGCACGCGGCCAACGCCCACGGCCAGACCACGGGCACCGCCTACGAACTGCAGCTCGCGCAGCTGCACCAGCACCGCCTGCGCCTGAAAGACCTGCAGAGCGTGGAGAAGAAGGTGGAAGCCAAGCGCGTCCTGCTGCCCGAGTACGACGCCTACATCGACGGCGTGCTGCAGGCCCGCCCAGGAACGCAAGACGACGTACTGGCCACCGTGCTGGTATGGCACATCGACGCCGGCAACTACGCCCGCGCCCTGCAGCTGGCGGACTACGCGCTGGCCAGCGGCATGAGCCCGCCAGACCGCTACAACCGCGACCTGCCCACCATCGTGCAGGACGAAGTGGCCGAGGCCATCCTGGGCGGCAAGCTGCAGGGAGCCGACGCGGTGCAGGTGGCGGCCCAGGCCATGGCACTGACAGAACACGCCGACACGCCCGACCAGGCCAAGGCCAAGCTCTACAAGGCCGCCGGCTGGGCCGTTCTGGGCAAGACCGGCGGCCACGACGTGGACATGAAGACCCGCACGCTCAAGGCCTGCAAGGAAGCGCTGCCGCTGCTGCAGCGCGCCCTGCAGCTGGACAGCCGCACGGGCGTGAAAAAAGACATCGAGCGATTGGAGCGCCGTCTGGCCAAGCTGGACTGATGCACCAACCGCTGTAACCCGAGCGCACCCCGCGCCGTGGCGGCCCCAGGGCAACGCAGGCCATTGAATTGATCGCCGTGCCGACGCCCTGGGCCACCGCCACACCTATTGCAAGAAAACCCGCCCATGTCGTTCATCGCAACCGCCAACCCGCCAGCCGCCAGCACCGAGCCCGCGGTGGCCAACGATGGATTTTTCCCGGCCATCGACTGCGAGCAGCTGAGAAAGGACATCCGCCTCGATGGAACCGTCACGCCCGCGCGCCTGCAGCTCGCCGTCATGGACGCCATGTGGGCAGTGAATGCCGAGCTGCGCGAATGGCGTGCCGCGCACGTGCAGGCCGGCCGCGGCACGCTGGGCGAAGTGCCCGCCGAAAGCATCGGCGGCGAAAGCGTCAAGGTGCGCCAGTACCGCCAGGCCATCTACGCCCACGTGCAGGCGCAGCTCGCCGAGGCCTATCGGGACATGGACACCACGCCCCAGGGCGCGGGCAAGGAAGCGCGCGTCCTGTCCGCGCTGGAAATCCGCACCGATGGATTCAATCAGCGACTGCGCTGGGCCATCGCCGACCTGAAAGACACGTCGCGCGTCATTGCGGAGCTGATGTAGTGCAAGCCATCGCCCGCGATCACGAGACCCTGGACGAGCTGTGCATGCGCCACCTCGGCACCACGCGCGGGGTGGTGGAGGCCACGCTCGACAAAAACCCCGGACTGGCGGGCAAAGGACCGCGCCTGCCCATCGGCCAGGTGGTGGAACTGGTCGAGCCCGCCGCCGCGCCAGTGCGGCCCACCATCAACCTGTGGGACTGACCCATCATGGACAAAGAGAACATCATCAGAACGGCCGCCACCGAAGCCGCCAAGGCCGCCCCGCCGGTGGCCGTCGTCGTGGACGCCGCGGCCAACAGCTGGACCATGACGCACACAGCCACGGCGCTCACCATCGCTTATGTGCTTCTGCAGTCCGCATACCTGATCTGGAGGTGGCGCACGGACCGACTGGACCGAATTGCGCGGCTGGCGCGAGAAAGCGAGGGGACAGTATGCAAATGAAGGAAGCCGCCGTCCGTGTGGCCGTGGCCGCGCTCACGCTATCGGCCTCGGGCCTGATCGGCATCGCAGTGTCTGAGGGCTGGGAACCTGTGGCACGCCCGCCAGTGCCGGGCGACGTGCCCACCGGAGGGTTCGGCAGTACGCGCAGCGAAAGCGGCCCGATGAAAGCTGGCGAGCGCATCGACCCCGTGCGCGGACTGATCCTGCTGCAGCGAGACGCTGGAGAAGCCGAGCGCATTGTCCAGCGTTGCGCACCTGTGCCGATGCATCAGCACGAATTCGATGCTTTCGTCAGCTTGGCCTACAACGTCGGATCTGGAAAAGCCGGCGTGAAGGATGGGTTCTGCGAGCTCAAGCGCGGCGGCCCGTCCACCATCGTGCGCCGCCTGCTGGCCGGCGACTATGCGGGAGCCTGTGACGCGATCCTTGCGTGGGACAGGTTTCAGGGCAAGCCATTGCGCGGGCTGACGCTGCGCCGTGAGCGCGAGCGCACCTTGTGCCTGGGCGGGGTCGCATGAACCGCATCATGAGCCGCAAGTTCATATTGGCCATTGCTACGGTGGCATCAGCATCCTGGCTGGTGTACGCGGGCCACATCGCGGACGGCGTGTATTCGGCCGTCGTCATCGCGGCGGTGAGCGGCTACATGGCTGCGAATGTCGCACAAAAGGCCACTGTCAAGGAGACGCCATGAATCCCATAGCGCTCGCCATGCCGTGGTTCTGGTGGAGGTGGTGGGAATGATCCTCGACAAGCTCAAAACATACGCTTGGCAACTCGCCGCCCTTGCGCTCGCCGTCCTGCTGCTGCTGCAAACCCACCGGCTCACCAATGCCGCCAAGGCCGAAGCGAAGGCCGCCATTGCCCTGGCCACGCATACCGCCGAAGTGGAGCGCGAGCTGCGCGAACTCACTGACCGCTACCGCACTCTCGAAGGGAACTACCGAAATGACCTGCTCACCATCGCCGACACCTACGCCAGCGAAACACGCCGTTTCTTGGATGACGCTGATCGCGCTAACGCTGCTCGTGACAGCATGCGCCGCGACCTCGCCGCCTACATCGAATCCCACCGCGCCGCCGCCCTCAATCGCGCCGCTGCCGGACAGTGCACGCCAGACACCGCAGCCCTCGATCTGCTCGCCGACCTGCAACGCCGCGCTGACGACAGAGCGGGAGAGCTGGCGCTCATCGCTGACGACGCCCGCACCCGCGGCGCTGAATGCGCCAGTCGCTACGACAGCGCCCGCGCCCTGATCGAGGAAGCACGCCGTGCTCAAACCCGCTAGCCTGCGCGATGCCCTCACCGCCGCGCTGCCCGAGCTGGAGCGCGATCCCGAGCGGCTGGTGATGGTCATCGAGACGGGCAACATCCTCAATACCGGAACCGCCGCACTGTCGTGGGAATACCGCTACACGCTGGCCATCACCGTGCTGGACTGGGCGGGCCACGCCGATGCCATCATCGCCCCGCTGCTGCTGTGGGCCAAGCACAACCAGCCCGAGCTGTTCGACAACCCCGAACGGCGCGAGCGCGCGCTGCGCTTCAAGGTGGATTTCCTGAGCACCACCACCGTGGACCTGCGGCTGGAAATCGACCTGTCCGAGGCTGTCCTCGCGCGCCCGCGCGCAGGCACGCCCGGCGCGCTCAACCTCATCCACAAACCGGAGCCGCCCAGCCCGCTCGCCATCCTCCAGCGTGAGCACTGGGAGTTCTTCATCCGCGACGAAAAGGTGGCCATATGGGACTACGAGCCGCGCTGAGCAAATACCTGTTCACCGCCTTCTTCATCTGCTGGGAGCTGGGCAAGCGCCTGCGCGGCAAGTGGCGCCGCAGCCGCCTGCGCGAATGGTGGCGCGCGCATGCGCCGGAGCGAAAGCGTGGATGACATCGACAGCCTGCAAACCTGGCTCGCGCCACTGCTGGAGAAGTTGAGCGACAAGCAGCGCATGCGCCTGGCACGCGAGGTTGCGCGCGATCTGCGCGCCGCCAACACTGCCAACATGCGCGCCCAGCGTGGCCCGGACGGGCAGGCATGGGAGCCGCGAAAGCAGCCGCTGCGCGCGCAGCGTGGCCAGGTGCGCAAGTCAGCCCAGACCATGTTCCAAAAGCTGCGCACAGCAAAGCACCTCAAGGCCGGCGCGCAGGGCGGTGACGCTGTTGTGCAGTTCCTTGGCCGCACGGAACGCATAGCGCGCGTGCACCACCTGGGCCTGCGCGATCAGGTCAAGCCGGGCGGACCGCAATACGACTACCCGGCCCGCCCGCTGCTGGGCTTCCCCGATGGGTTTGAAGAGCGCCTGAAAGACCGCATCCTCGCCCACCTCGCGGGGCGCTGATCTTCCTGCGCTGGATAGCGCAGCCACAGTGCGCACTGCGCGACTTTTCGCGCGTGCGTGGGCACCATCGGTTGTTATGGAAACGCCCATCGCGCAACCCGAAAGCCCCTACGAAATCCTCCGACGCCTGGAGAACATCGTGCGCGTGGGCACCATCGCAGACGTGCGCCACAGCGCCCCGGCGCGCTGCCGCGTGCGCACGGGCAACCTCACCACCGCCTGGGTTCCGTGGCTCGCGCAGCGCGCGGGCGGACAGCATGGCCACCACTGGTGGCCGCCTGTCGTGGGCGAACAATGCCTGCTGCTCGCGCCCGGCGGCGACCTGCTCAACGCCGTGGCACTGCCCGGCCTCTACAGCAACGCAAAGCCCCAAGGCTCTGCCGATGCGCGCGTGTTCCGCATGGACTGGAACGAAGCGGACAGCATGGTGCATGACGCTGAGATGTCCGAGCTGACCATCGACTGCTACGGCGCCATCACGCTGAAGGTTCAGGACAGCATTGTGCAAATAAGCGCCAAATCCATCCGCCTGGCCGCCGGCGGCGGAGAGCTGATCGTGGACGAGAACGGAGTCACGGCCAAGCCCGATGTGACGGCCCAGGGTATCAGCCTGGTCAAGCACGTACACACCGAAGTGCGGCGGGGCGGCGAGTTGTCGGGGGAGCCGGCATGAACCGCCACACCGGCCGCGCCCTGGGCGATCTGGAGCATCTGCGCCAGTCCATCGCCGACATCCTGACCACGCCCATCGGCTCGCGCATCATGCGCCGCGACTACGGCTCGCTCGTGCCCCAGCTCATCGACCAGCCCGACAACGAAGCCACGCACATCCGCCTGTATGCGGCCATCGCCAGCGCGCTCATGAAGTGGGAGCCACGCCTGCGCCTGGCATCCATCCGGTTCGACCGCACGGTTGACCACCCCGGCCGCGTGGAAGTCACCCTCACAGGCACGCGCACCGATGCGCGCCGCGCTCCGCTCACCCTGCTGATACAGCTTGCAGGAGGGGCCGCAGCATGAGCCTCGACCTCAAGAGCCTGCCCGCGCCCGCCGTTGTCGAAACGCTCGACTACGAGGCCATCCTCGACGGCCTGCGCGCCGATCTGCTCACGCGCTACCCGACCGCGGCCGAAGTGCTCGACCTGGAGAGCGAGCCGCTTCTGAAACTGATGGAGGTGGCCGCCTACCGCGAGCTGCTGATCCGCGCACGGATAAACGACGCCGCGCGCGCCGTCATGCTCCCCTGGGCCGTGAGTGCCGACATCGACAGCCTGGCCTCACGCTACGACGTAGAGCGCCTGCCGGGTGAAGACGACGAACGCCTGCGCGCCCGCGTGCTCATCGGTTACCACGCGCTGTCGGCCGCGGGCAGCACGCACAGCTGGCGCCTGCGCGCGCTCTCGCAATCCGTGGACGTGCGCCAGGTGGACGTGTGGGCCGACCGGCCCGGCCGCGTCAAGGTCTGCCTGCTGGCGCGTGTTGCCGTGCCCGCGGCCACGCTGGACGATGAAGCGCAGGCCCTGGGACGCGCGCTGTTCGGCGAACACCCCGCCGCGCAATCGGGATCGATGCGCTGGCGCGTGGCCAGCGCAGGCGACGCCATCGTGGGCAAGGTCGAAACCGCGCTGCTCGCCGAAGACGTGCGCCCGCTCACCGTGGACGTGGATGTGACGGCCGCCCGCGTGCTGCCCGTGGCCGTGTCCGCCACGCTGGTGCACCCGCCCGGCCCGGACGGCGCGCTGCTCGCCGCCCAGGCCGCCGCGCGTGTGCGCCGCCTGGCCGCAGCTACCGCGTTCCGGGTGGACGTGACGCGCGCGGCGCTGATCGCCGCGCTCATGGGCGACGGCATCCGCGACGTGCACCTGCACGCACCCGCCGCCGATGTTGCGGCCGGCCCCGGCGAAGTGCCCGCCATCACCGCCATCACCGTGACAGCAGAGGCCCGCCATGACTGAGCGCCATCACCTTCTGCCGCCCAACGCCAGCGCGCTGGAGCGCGCCACGTCGTCGGCCATCGGCCCCTGGACAACGGGCGATGAGGCCATCGCCACGCTGCACAACCCGTACCGCATCCCGGCCGCGCTGCTGCCGCACATGGCCATTGCCGAAGACGTGCCCGTGTGGCCCGCCGGCGAGGCCGAGCGCCGCGCCGTCATCGCCGCTAGCCCGCGCCTGCATGCGCTCATCGGCACGCCGCGCGGCCTGCGCGAGCTGGCCCGCCTGGCAGGCGCCCGCATCGAGCGCCTGGAGATGCCGCCCGCCAAGACGTTCCTCGGGTACTGGGACGCGGCCAGCCGCGCCCAGTGGCTCGCAGCCCACCCCGAGCTGCGCCTGTACACCCAGCGCGAGCGCGCCGCCTGCGAGGGCCTGATGCTCGGCCACGGTTACACCGCCGCCCGCGGCGAGCCGCCCGCGCGCACATCGGCCATGGCCCGCTCTGCCGTGCGCGCGGAAGTCCATCACCCCGGCGGCCAGGTGCAGCAGCTCACCACCCACGGCTGGAGCGACCTCACCCGCGACGGCACCGCCACCGTGGACCTGGCGCGGCGCGCCACCGCCCGCGGCCAGCACCTGGGCCTGCCGCTGGCCGGCGCCACCGGCCGCGCAGATGCCGCGGCGCGCTACTGGCGCGTGCAGGCCGTGCAGTACCGCGAACGCGAACACCTGCTCACCCTCAAACAGGTGGCGCCCTCCCTGGCACCACTGTCACCAGACGCGGAGCCCGTGGCCGAGCGCGCGCAGCGCCAGCATGTCCTGTGCGCCGGCCTGCCGCTGGCTGGCTTCACGGCGCGCAGCGACAGCGCACGGCGCATGTATGCGCGCATCCGCCTGCATGACACTGCAGTGGCCAACCGGCCCAAGCATGGCCCCTCCTATCTGGGCTTCACGCGCCTGTCCAGCCCGCCATTCGTCGCGCTCGCCCACGTGCGCATGCCCGAGCGCCGCGTGCCCTTCGCGATGGCGGGCACCGCCATGCGCGCGGCGCTGTCGGCCGGCGATGCACGCGAGCGCATGGCGCCGACGCTGGACGCCATGGACTGGGCGCGCGCCGCACACGACAAGGTTCTTGTGCGCACGCGGCTGCATGCCACCGCGCGCGCAAGCCGCATCTACCGGGCCGGCGCCGTGCTGGCCGGCCAAACCATCAACCGGAGCTGATCCCCATGGAAAAACAAGTCATCTACCGCGACAGGCAGGAGCTGCAGGCCGCAGACCTCAACAACACCCAACTCTGGGGCGACGAGGCACGCCGCCACATCGTGGCCGACGCCATCACGCCCGAGCGCCAGTTCGTCGGCCTGGCCGTGTCCGGCCGCAGCGCCACCGAACTGGAAGTGGCACCCGGCCGCCTGTACGACGGCAGCTCGGGAAAGGTCTACGCGCTCGACGCTGCGCAGGTGCATTCCGTGTTCGCCATGCTGCCGCTGCAGGACCGGAAATGGCTGGCCGTGAGCGTGTTCGGCCAGGAAGAAGACACCGACATCCAGCCGCGCGACTTCCTCATCGACCTGCAGACGCGCGAAGTGGAGCCCGAGGCCGTCGCAATGCAGCGCCGCCGCGTGGCCACCGTGCACATCGCCCAGGGCCTGGAATCGCCCACGCCCGAGCGGCCCGAGCCGCCCACAGGCTACACGCTCATCGCCCACGTGCGCCTGTCGCCCACGGGCGTGCAGGAGGTGGTGCTTGCCGACCTGCGCCGCCTGCCCAACCTGCAGCGCGTGGACGCGCGACTGCGCACCGCCGAGGGCTGGATCCTGGCCGCCGAGCCGCGCATCGCGCACATCATGAGCGACATTGCCGGCCTGGCTTCCGACCTGGCCACGCGCGCAAGCCTGGAGCACGTCGCCCAACTGGGCGTGGACATGGCAAAGGTCAAGGAACGCCTGGAGATCCCCGACGACTACGTGTTCTACGGGGCTGACCACTTCCTTGACGAAAGCGAGAGCGACCCCGCGCACGCCGGCTACAGCGCCGACCCCTGGGAAGGCATCCGCCCGCCCATCGCCGCGCAGCAGACCGGCGCGCTGTCGCTGCTCAACCCCATGGACCCCGAGGCGCGCACCAGCGCCGGGGGCCTCATGCTGCCGGCATACGAGGAAGTCACGCGCCTGCGCATGGAGGCGCGCGCCGGTGAACTGGCCATCAACCAGTATCAGTACCAGACCTTCAACGTCGAACAGAAGACCATGAGCCGCGAGCGCGTGCGCACGGGCGAGACGCTGACCTATTGCACCAACGCGGCATTCTGGAAATCGGGCGTATACGACCCCATCACCGGCATCCTGCGCCGGGGCGACGAAACCTGGCAGGTGGACGCGCAGGACATGGCGCGCGCCACCATCGACCACCAATTCGTGCGCGTGACGCGCGTCTGGATCGACCGCTGGGAGGAACCCTACTGGGACATCGTGACGACGGAACACGTCGTACAGGGCGCGGTGCTGGCGCAAACCGTGCTCATGGCTCAGACCGGCTGGCTCACCAGCGCGGAATTCTTCGTCACAAGCGCGGACCCGGCCGGCGGCCTTACGGTGCTGGTGACAGAGGCGGCCCTGGGCCAGCCCGACATGGAGAAGGTGCTGGCGCGCGCCACGCTCGCGCCCGGCGCTGTCACGGCCGGCTGGCTCAAGGTCACCCTGCCCGACCCGCTCATGGTCGAAGCCGGCAAGCGCTACGCCGTGGTGCTGGCCACCGGCGCCGGCCACCGCGTGGGCTTCACCGAGGGCACCGAATACACCCAGGGCATCCTCATGTACGCCCAGGACGGCGCCTATTTCACCAATGCGGCCGAGCGCGACCTGATGCTGCGCCTGAACTTCGCGCGCTTTATCTCTCCGCGTGCGGTGGTGCAGATGCAGCCGCTGCAGCTGGCGGGCGGCGTGCAGGAACTGGACATGCTGTATGACGCGGCCGTGCCCGCCGGCTGTCGCCTGGTGTGGGAATACCAGACCGGCGGCCTGTGGCGCCCCGTCACGCCCGACAACCCGCCCCAGTTCGGTGGCGCCGCCCTGGTGCCGCTGCGCGCGGTGTGCATCGGCACGCAAGACCTGATGCCCGCAGTGCGCCCCGCAACCGCCCAGGTCACGGTGCGCCGCCGCGCCACGGCCTTCGTGCACGTGAGCACCGAGCGCACCCTGGCCCAGCCGTCCAAGAACATCCGCGTGCGCCTGCTGCTGGAAGACTTCGGCACCGACGCCGCCCACACGGTGGGCTGCAGCCTGATCGTGGCCGGCGCCACCGTGCCCGCCACCACGCACCGCGATGAAATCGTGGACGGCCGCAGCTTGTGGCGCGAATTCCGGTTCGACCTGGCGGCCACCACCCTGGCCTACCGCATCCGCACCGAAGGCGCGGGCGTGACGGGCGCACATCCCTGGCACGTGGCCGAGCGCTACGACCTGGCACTGTGACGGGGAGCACCTGACCATGCCAACAAGGTTCGAGGCCTACCGCATGCGCGACGGCGTGACGCCGCTGTCCGAGGACTTCTTCAATGCGGTGTTCGGCGACATCGACACCCGCATCGCGGAACTGGAAGCGCGCCGCGCCGATTGGCAGGGCGTGGTCGATGAACTCACGGCCTTCGGCCTGCAGCGCATCGACACCCTGGTGGGGCCGTCCATGGCCGAGGTGAACGCCATGCTCGCGCAGCTGCGACAGCGCCGCGACGAACTGGAGGCGGCCATCGGCAACGTGGGCGACCTGGCCACACAAACCCAGCTGGGCGCCGCGATCGATGGCGAGCAGGAGGCGCGCACCGCAGCCATCGCAGCCGAGGCCGCTGCACGGCAGGCGGCAATCGTGGGAGAACAGTCCGCCCGCGCCGTGGCCATCGCACTGGCCACGGCCAAGCCCAGCGCTGCCACCTACACCTACAACGGCGCCGGCCGCGTGACGGGCGCGCGCGAGGAACTACCGGCCGGCGAGCGGATTACCACGCTGACCTACGACACGGCCGGCCGCGTGGCCACTGTTGCAGAGGCGCAGTCCGGCCGTACCCGCACCACCACCTACGGCTACGACGCGGCCGGCCGCGTGGCGGGCTATGAAGTCGCGGAGGCTTGAATGTCAGAAGCACTGATCGCACCTACCTACGCCGAGGCGGCGCAAATGCACCGGCACTTTCGCCTGCTGTTCGGCAACGCGGCCGCGCTTGAATACCTGCTGGCAAGCACTCCCGCGCCCACGGGCGCGCAACTGCAGGCATGGCTGGCCACTGCGGCGAACCGGGGCGCGTTCGAGCAACTGGCATCGTCGGCCGCAGGTGCTGCTGCGCTGTGTGCCAATGGCGCGGTTATGGCCGCCGTGGCGGACAGCGACAAGGCCTTGCAATGCCTGCTGGCTAGTGCCCCGGCCGTGCAGGCCGTGATGGCCAGCAGCACGGCCATGGCCGCCATGGCCGGCAAAACCACGGCCATGCAAGCGCTGGTGCAAAGCACAGATGCACGGCGTGCGCTGGTGGCGAGCCGCGCCGCACTATCCGTGGTGGCGGAGGTGCCGGAGGCGGTGTCCGTGGTTGCCGAGCATGCGCCCACCATGAGCCAAGTTGTCGCGGACCTGGACGGTGTGCGCACCCTGGCCGCCAGCGCATCGGCCATGGCAGCAATCTCCGCCAGTAGCAAGGCCATGTCCATCGTGATGGGCAGCGCCAACGCCCGCAGCGCCATGTACGACAGCACGGCGGCGTGGAATGCGATGGTGGCATCGCCTCAAGCGCGTGCTGCCATGGATGCGGTAGCGGTGGAACACAGCCAAAACTCGACAAGCCATGGATTCCCGACAGGCGTAGCGGCCGGGGTGCGTGCTGCTCTCATCGCGCAGAGAGGCAGTACGAATGGCGTGACTTCATATGCGGGGGCCAGCGCCGACACCTATGCGGCAGTGGGCAATACCTGGGTGGAGCGCTATGTGCGCGTAACAGGACTAACGCACAGGGTTGGAGCTTCCGGTGTGAACAGCATCATCCGCTACGTGGTGATGCAGTAAGGACAAACATGCAAACCAAGCTCATCATCATGGACGGCGCCGTAGTAGGCACCACCACACCCGACGATCCGAACGGATACATGCTGGTACCTGCCCCCGAGGGCTTCGACGGCGACCTGTCGGCAGTGGTATTCGACGCCCAGGCCGGCGTGGCGCGCCTGTCGCTCGCTGGCGTGCAAGCGCAGCGCGTGGCCGCCATAAAGCAGGAAGCCGCCGCGCTGATCGCGGCCACCGACTGGCGCCTGCAGCGCGCCCGCGAGCGCGAACAGGCCGGCTGGATGCACGTCGCGGATGTGGCCGCCGTGCTCGCCGAGCGCGAAGCCATCCGCCGCAGCAGCAACGCGGCCGAGGCCGCCGTGCTGCAGCTCACAGATCCGGCCGCAGTGCAGGCCTTCACGTGGGCGCCCACCGACGTGGCCGTGCTCGCGCCGCGCCTGCTGACCCATGAGCAGCTCATCCAGCGCTTCACGGACGCCGAATGGCAGACCATGACAGAGGCCGCGCGCGGCAACGCGGCAATGGATGCATGGATGCGCCGCTTCACGCTGGCCAGCGTCATCAACCTGGATGACCCCGCAACACAGGCCGGCGTGCAGGCGCTCGAAATCGCCGGCATCCTCGCGCCCGGCCGCGCCGCCGAGATATTGGGAGAGCACGCATGAACCCCATCTTTTGGGCCATGTGGCGCCAGTGGTGGAGGTGGTGGCAATGAAGCGCTGGCTCATCAATCTGCTCATCGCCGCGGACCAGCTCCTGAACGCCCTGCTGCGCGGCCAGCCCGACGAAACCCTGTCCAGCCGCGCGCACCGCATGCGCGTGAAGGGCCACCGCTGGTGGGGGTGGACGGCCGCCGCCATCGACCTGTTTTTTTTCTTCGACCCCCACCACTGCGAGCGCGCGCACCTGTCGGAGCTGCGCCGCATGCAGCTTCCCCCATCGCTTCGCACCTGACCACTGGAGAACCCCATGGCAACCATTCCCTACCACCACGGCATTCGCGTTCACGAAATCAACGAAGGCATCAACGCGCTCAAGATCATCTCCACCGCCGTCATCGGCATGGTGGTGACCGCCAGCGATGCCGACGCCACCGCGTTCCCGCTGAACGAGCCCGTGCTCGTGACGCAAATCGACGCCGCCATCGGCAAGGCCGGCACCGAGGGCACGCTCGCGCCCGCGCTTACCGCCATCCGCCAGCAGTGCCGGCCGGTGCTCGTCATCGTGCGCGTGGCCGATGGCGAGGGCGGCACGCCCGAAGAAAAGGCCGCAGACCAGACCGCAAAAGTGATCGGCACCACCACTGCGGGTGGCCAGTACACCGGCCTGCAGGCGCTGCTCATGGCGCAGGCCCGCCTGCGCGTGAAGCCGCGCATCCTGGGAGCGCCGGGCCTGGCCACCCAGGCCGTGGCCGACGAACTGGCCAGCGTGGCCGCCAAGCTGCGCGGGTTTGCCTACGTGGCCGCGCAGGGCGAAAACGTGTCCGAAGCCATCGACTACAAAGACAGCTTCGGCCACCGCGAGCTGATGCTGATCTGGCCGGGCTGGAAAACGTTTGACGTGGCCACGGCCACCGTGGGCGACGTATCGGCCGAGGCCTACGCGCTGGGCCTGCGCGCCAAGATCGACCAGGAACAGGGCTGGCACAAGACGCTGTCGAACGTGCCCGTATCGGGCGTGATGGGCATCAGCCGCGACGTGTACTGGGATCTGCAAAGCCCCGACACAGACGCCGGCCTGCTCAACGCCGCCAACATCACGACGCTCATCCAGAGCAACGGCTACCGCTTCTGGGGCTCGCGCACATGCGCCACAGACGAACTGTTCCGCTTCGAGTCCGCCGTGCGCACCGCCCAGGTGCTGGCCGACACAATGGCCGAGGGCCACATGTGGGCCGTGGACAAGCCGCTGCACCCCAGCCTCGTGAAAGACATGCTGGAGGGCATCAACGCCAAGTTCCGCGAACTGAAGACGGCCGGCTACATCCTCGACGGCAACGCCTGGTACGACGAGGAAGTAAACACCACCGCCACGCTCAAGAGCGGCAAGCTCACGCTCGACTACGACTACACGCCCGTGCCACCGCTGGAAGACCTGAACTTCCGCCAGCGCATCACCGACCGCTACTTCGCCGACTTCGCCCTGCGCGTGGGCACCGGCCAGTAACCCCCCATCAACAGGAGAAAACACCATGGGACTGCCCCGATCCCTCAAGCACTTCGCCACCTTTGTGGATGGCGTGAACTACATCGGCGAAATGCCCGAAGTCGGCCTGCCGAAGCTCACCCGCAAGATGGAGGATTACCGCAGCGGCGGCATGAATGCCCCCGTGAAACTCGATTTCGGCATGGAGGGCATGGAAGCCGAGCTGACGGCCGCCGGCTACATGAAGGATCTGTTTGAGTCGTGGGGCACCCTGCGCCACGACGGCGTGCTGCTGCGCTTCGCGGGCTCCCTGCAGGGCGACGACAGCGAAAGCTGGGACGCGCTGGAGGTCGTGATGCGCGGCCGTTTCAGCGAAATCGACTTCGGCAAGGCCAAGGCCGGCGACAAGACCGAAATCAAGTTCAAAGGCGCAATCAGCTACTACAAGCTGTCCATCAACGGCCAGGTGCTGGTGGAAATCGACGCCGTGAACTTCATCGAAGTCGTGAACGGCATCGACCGCCTGGCCCAGGTGCGCGCCGCGCTGGGCATCTGACGCATCCCCTCATCAACTCCCATTCCTGAATCGCCATGACAGAGAAGACACAACCCTCCACCCCCGCCGGCCAGACCGACGCCGCAGCCACCGCAGTGCAGAACGCCGACATGCGCGAGGTCATCCTCGACGTGCCCCTCCAGCGCCCCGGCGGCGAGCTGCGCAAGGTGCTCATCCGCAAGCCCAACGCGGGCGCGCTGCGTGGCCTCTCGCTGATCGAGCTGCTTAACATGAACACCACGGCGCTGCAGACCATCATCCCGCGCATCACGGAACCCATGATCCACAAGCCCGAGGTGAACCAGATCGACCCGGCCGACCTCGTGGCCATCGGTACGGAGGTGGCCGGTTTTTTGGTGCCGAAAGCGCAGAGGGAGGCATTCCCGAGCGAGTAGAGGACGCCATGGCCGATTTGGCCTTGGTGTTCCATTGGCGGCCGGGCGACATGGAAGACATGAGCGTGGCCGAGCTGATGCAGTGGCGCGAGCGAGCCCGCGAGCGCTACGAAAAGCAGGACTGAACCGCCTGCCGCAACGCGCACCGGACTGTGCAACAATGAACCATGCTTTCCGTCATCCTCACCGCCATCGCCGTCGCCCTCATCGGGTGGGCTGCGCTGTGGTGCCTCACGGCCCTGCTGATGCCCGTGTATCTGTGGGTGCTCTACACGGATTCGCGCGACCGTCCGCAGCGCGAGGCCAACCTGCGGGAAGCGCAGAAGGTGATCGCCGAGTTCGAGGCCGAGCAGCAGGCGCACGCCAGCGCCTCGCGCCCGTTGCGCGGCATCTAGCCCCTCGTCATTCCACCGCAGGCCATGGAGGCATCCATGGCCGTTGACAGCATGCGCCTGCGGGTGGTGCTCGACCTCGCGGAGCGGGTCGTGGCGCCGCTGCAAAAGATCAACGGCGCCAGCCGCGAAGCCGCGTCGGCACTCAAGGCGACCCGCGACCGTCTCAAGGAACTCAACACCCAGCAGCGCACGCTGGCCGACTTCGGCAAGGCGCGCGCGGCCATGTCCCAGCAGAAGAACAGCCTGCAGGTGCTGCGCCAGCAGCTCGACGCCATGCGGGCATCGGGCACGGCCTCCACCAAGGAGGTGCAGGCCCAGGAAAAGACCATAGCCCGCCAGACCGACGCCTACGAGCGCCAGCGGGGCACAGTCTTTCGGCTGCGCACGCAGCTCACCGCCATGGGCGTGAACGCTGCAGGCCAGGCGCAACGGCGCCTGGCATCGGATATTGCTACGGCCAACGCCGCGATGGCCGTGCAGCAGAAGCGGCTGGAAGAACTCAACCGGCTGGAAGACATGCGCTCCAAGCTGGCCAAGCGCCACAGCAAGGAAATGATGCACCTCGCGTCGGTGGGCGGCTTCGGCGTGGCCGCGATTGCCGCGGGGCGCAAGGCCACCACGCCGCTGCGCGCCGCCATCGGCGCCTTCATGCCTGCCGAGAGCGAAGAATCCCAGCTACGCGCCTCGATGATGGGCGCGGACGGCAGTGTGTCCGCCGAATACCAGCGCATTACCGACCTGGCGACGCGCCTGGGCGACAAGCTGCCGGGCACCACCGCCGACTTCATTCAGATGATGACCATGCTGCGCCGCCAGGGCATCAGCGCGCAGGCCATCCTCGGCGGCCTGGGCGAGGCGTCGGCCTACCTGGGCGTGCAGCTCAAGATGCCCGTCACCGCTGCGGCCGAGTTCGGCGCCAAGATGCAGGACGCCACGCAGACCGCCGAGCGCGACATGATGGGCCTGATGGACGTCATCCAGCGCACCTACTACCTGGGCGTGGATTCCGGCAACATGCTCCAGGGCTTCACCAAGCTCTCGCCCGTGCTGGGCGTCATCGGCAAGAAGGGCCTGGAGGGTGCGCGCGAGCTGGCCCCGCTGCTGGTCATGATGGACCAGACCGGCATGGCCGGCGAGTCGGCCGGCAACGCCATCCGCAAGGTGTACCAGGCCGGCCTGGACGCCAAGAAGATGGCCAAGGGCAATGCACTGCTCGCAAGCGCCGGCATCAGCCTGGATTTCACCGATGGCAAAGGGGAGTTCGCGGGCACGGCTCACCTGTTCGCGCAGCTCGACAAGCTCCAGGCGCTGACGGCAGTGCAGCGTACCGGCGTCATCAAGGCCATCTTCGGCGACGACGCGGAAACGCTGCAGGTGCTCAACACGATGATGGCCAAGGGCATGGCCGGCTACGACGAAGTGGTAGCCAAGATGCAGGCCCAGGCCGACCTGCGGCGGCGGGTGAATGAGCAACTGCAGACGCTGGGCGCCGTGGCCGAGGCCGCGGAGGGCAGCTTCACCAACATGCTCAAGGATATGGGCGCCACCATCGCGCCCGACCTCAAGCGCGTGCTTACGGCACTGGCTGACCTGGCCAACGCCACGGGCGCATGGGTGCGCGAGCACCCGGAGCTGGTGAAGTGGGCCATGCGCGCCGTGGGCGTCGCCGCGCTGCTGGTCACCGCAGTGGGCGGGCTGGCCCTGGCCTACGCGGGCGTGCTGGCGCCCGTGATGCTGGCGCGGTTTGCATTGGGTCGGCTGTCGCTCGCCATCCTCACCACTCGGGCAGCAGCCACCGCCGCAGCCGGCGGAATGGGCCTGCTGTACCGCGTGGGCTTTCTGCTCGGCCGCGCGTGGGCGTTTGCCGCTCCGGTGGTGGCGGGCTTCGGCCAGGCGCTCATGGTGCTGGGGCGCTTCCTCTTGGTCACGCCCCTCGGCTTCGCGCTCACGCTGCTGGCCACGGCCGGCTATCTGCTCTACACCCGGTGGGCCGAGGTGAAGGGCGGCGCCATCGCGCTCTGGCAGGACATGGTGGCGCTGAAAGACCGCTTCTTCACCGCGGGCGCGGACCTGCTCAACGGCCTGGTGAACGGCATCACCAGCCGCGCAGTGGCGGTGCGCGACGCCGTGGTGGGCATGGCCGACGCCGTGGGCGGCTGGTTCCGCGAGAAGCTGGGCATCAACTCGCCGTCGCGCGTGTTCATGCAGTACGGCGGATGGATCGCGGACGGCGCGGCCATCGGCATGCAGGGCGGCCAGGGCACCGTGCGCAACGCGGCCCTCGCCATTGCCACGGCGGCCACGGCCGCCGGGCCGGGCATGGCCGGGGCCGGGCCCGTGCGCTTCGACAGCCGGCCGCCGCTGTCTGCGGCATCCCTGGCCGCCGCGCCAGCACCGATGGCGGCGGGCAGCACCTACCACATCACCATCAACGCCGCGCCGGGCATGGACGGCCAGGCCGTGGCCCGCGCCGTCGCGGCCGAGCTGGACCGCCGCGAGCGCCAGAAGTCCGCCCGCGTGCGCTCGCAGCTCTCCGACATTGATTGAGGTTCCCCATGCTCATGTCCCTGGGCCTTTTCGTCTTCGGCCTCGACACCCTGGCATTCGACACGCTGCGCCGGCAAACGGCCTGGCGCCACCCCAGCAACTCGCGCGTGGGCGCACGCCCGGCGCGCCAGTTCGTCGGGCCGGGTGATGACAGCATCACCCTCTCGGGCGTCCTGGCGCCCGAGTTCAAGGGCACCGCGCGCTCGCTGGACACGCTGCGCAAAATGGCCGATGAGGGCAAGGCCTGGGCGATGGTTTCGGGTGCTGGTGATGTGTTCGGCGCATGGGTGATCGAGAACATGAGCGAGACGGGAACGATCTTCACGCGCGACGGCAAGGCCCGCCGCATCGAGTTTGAGCTGCAGCTTGCGCGCACGGATGACAGCCACGCCGAAGGATCGGGCGGCGTTGACCCGTGGCCCGATGACGACTACTGGGAATGGTGGATGTGATGGACGCGGTACAGGCCTACGGGTACGCCACGCCCGTATTTGAGCTGACCGTGGCCGGCCGCAGCATCACGCGCACGGTGAATTCGCGCCTCATACAGCTCACGCTGGCAGAGTCGCGCGGCGATGAGGCCGACCAGCTGGACATAGAAATCGACGACAGCGACGGCCGCATGGCAATCCCGAGCAAGGGCGAGGAAATCACCCTGGCCCTGGGCTGGGCCGGCGGGCGGATGACGGACAAGGGCACCTTCGAGGTAGACGAAATCGAGCACAGCGGCGCGCCCGACCGGCTCACCATCCGCGCGCGCTCGGCCGACATGAAGCGGCAGCTTCGCACCCGCGCGGAGCACAGCTACCACGGGCAGACCCTGGGCGAAATCGTGCGCACCATCGCCGCGCGCAACGGCCTGCAGGCCAAGGTGGACGCCACGCTCGCGGGCGTGCGCGTGGAGCACATCGACCAGACCCACGAGAGCGACCTGCACTTCGCCACGCGCCTGGCCAAGCAGTACGACGCGGTATGCACGGTGAAGAAAGGGCGCCTGGCCTTCATCCCCATCAACGGCAGCAGGAACGCGGCCGGTGTGGAGCTCGAAGGCCGCACGCTCACCCGCACCGATGGCGACCAGCACCGCTACCACACGGCAGAGCGCAACGCCTACAGCGGCGTGCGCGCCTACTGGCACGATGCGGCACGCGCAGAGAAGCGCAGCGTGCTCGTGGGCACAGAGGAAAACGAAAAGCGCCTCAAAGACACCTACGGCAGCGAGTCCGACGCCCTGGCCGCCGCCCGCGCGGAGATGGGCCGCATCGAGCGCGGCAAGGCCACCATGGAGCTGACCCTGGCCCTGGGCCAACCCGAGCTGATGCCGCAGACGCCCCTGCGGCTCCAGGGCTTCAAGCCGCAGATCGACGCCACCCCGTGGCTGGTGGTCAAGATCACGCACACGCTGGGCGACGGCGGCTTCACGTCGCGGCTGGAGCTGGAGACGGGCAAGGACGCGCAGGAATAAAAAGGCCGGTGCAATGATTGCATAGTGCAACAGTTGCACTATAATGGGCGTATGCCGACACTCGCCCGCCTCGCACAGTCCACCATCACGATGTACGCGGGCGACCATCTGCCGCCGCACTTTCACGTGCGCATGAACGACGGCCGCGAGGTGCTGATCGAGATTGCCACCCTCGAAGTGCTGCGCGGCAGCGTGTCCAAGCGCGAACTGGCCGAGGCCGTGGCATGGGCCGACGCCAACCGGGCCGCCCTGGCGGCGAAGTGGAAGGAACTGAACCCATGAGCACCAAGCAATTCACCATCACCGCCGCCAAGGCCCTGGCCGATGGCGTGCTCTCCCTCACCTTCGCCGATGGGGAGACCATGCGCGTTCAAGTTGCGCCCATCGTGCGCAAGCACCCCACCCTGCGCGCCCTGGCCGACCCTGCCACATTCCGCCGCGTGAAGGTGGGCGAATGGGGCGGCAGCGTGCAGTGGGCCGGCAACGATGCGCTGGAACTGGCCGCCGACAACCTGCGCGCCCGCGCCATCGAGCAGGCCGGCGGCTACTCGCATGAGTTGATCATGGAGTGGATGGCCCGCCACGGCCTCACGCTGGACAGCGCGGCCCAGGCCCTGGGCCTGTCGCGCCGCATGCTGGCCTACTACCGCAGCGGCGAAAAGCCGGTGCCACGCACCGTGGCGCTGGCGTGCCTGGGGTGGGAGGCAGAGCAGCGCATGGCGGCCTGATCGTGCGTGTGGTGGAGGCTGCGCCCACACCACGCGCCCCGGCACGCCGCATGACAGTAGGGAGACAATGGGGCGATGCAACCACCCAGCAGCGTGATTGAACTGGCCGAGAAGCACAGCCAGGAAGTGGCCCGATTCAGCCTGGCCGGGCTGGAGGAGGCGCGCAAGCGTGCCCATGCGCTGCTGGTGCTGCTGCTGGCTGGCGGCGGTGCCCTGGGCGGCCTGGGGTTGGCGCGGGCGGATACCCTGCCGCACTTGCCGCTGGCCGCTGCCGCTCTCGCTGGAGCAGTGCATTGGTTCGCGCTGGCGGCTTATGTGGCGTGGCAGGCCAGCACCACGGCAGCGGTGCGAAGCTGGGCAACGCCTGGGCTTGCGGTGGAAGGCTATGGGAAATGGCTGGCCTATGCCAAGGCCGCCAACACAGAGGCCGCAACGCTGGGCGGCCCGGCCAACGGCGTAGATGCGCTGCAGGAGCTTCGCCTAGAGGCCGTGCGCAACTGCGAGCAGGCAGCGCACGGATACCGCACCGCCTCCAGCGCTGCCTATGCCGTGGTAGACCGGGCCTACAGACTGGCAGCCTGCATGCCGATCAGCGCTGCGGCGGCTGCGGCGCTGGCGCTGGCATGGGGCGGTCTTGGGGGGTGAAATGGTCGCGCCGCTCTACGGGCGCGGGGTTGTCTTCGGGGCGGGTGGCGTACATGGTGCGGCACTGGCTCACTTGCGCCCACCCACATAGCGCCCACCCTTGCCGCTGCGGCCGGAGCCGCCAACGCGCTTGCTTCCTGTGCGCCCCTTGGCTTCGGATGTGGTGGCTACGCCAACTGCGGCAGCAGCCAGGATAGCGGCGAAAAAGGAGCGACGTGTCGGGGTGTTGTTCATGGAGTGACCTTGGTTGGTTGGGTTAAAGGAGATATGGGCATCTAGCGTTGATTCAGAGCAGTGCCCGGAAGGTGTCTTCATCAATCACATCAATTCCCAGGTTGTCCGCTTCTGCAAGCTGCTTCTTGCCAGCGCTGCCATTACGTACCACATAGTCCACCGTGGGAGAGATAGTCCAACGAATCTGCCAGCCAGCAGCGGCGGCCAAGCCTTCTAGTTCATCCAGCTTTCCGCCACGAAAACCTGCAAAGAAAACGGCGGTTTTCCACTCTTTGGTAGTGCTGCTTTTTGGTGCTGGCGCAAGAGGCTTGTAATCCATGCTTGAGCGGGTGTGCACGCTGGAAAGCAGGCGCTTGACAGGGATAAGTTCGCCCGTTTCCGCGTCTGTTAGATCGCCCTGGATGCGATCTACGCGAAAGGTGCGGTTGTCCATGCGGCTCCGACAGAAGCCCTCAAGGTACGCCTGGCCGCCGCTGCTGCTGATGCCGGTGATGTTGACGGTACGGCGCGCGCGGTTGCCGTGATGATCTGCGTAGGAAAAGGAAAACGTGCAAGGGAGCGAAATGCTGGAATGGCGCGCGGCGCCCGTGGATGCAGCCTTGCTTCGCTGGTGATTCTCTTGGGCCAGCCTCCATGCTGGCCTCATGTAGGAGTAGATCGAGCCTACAGGTGCGCCAGCTTGCTTGTCGCGGTTCCTGAGAGTAACGGCATCGGAAACCCATATAAACAGGGTCACAAAAACAAGACCTAGGATCGCGTACATCAATGCCGCCAATCCCCCGAAATAGAGCAGCAGAACCGTTGCTGCAATGATGGCCAGCAATAACACGTCTCACCACCCCGTCGATAGTTTTGATTTAGCTGACGTCAAAATCGCCTCCCATTCCACCCGTACACCACGCGCCCACAGATGCGCACCTGCTGCGAACCGTCCAGCACTTCCACGGTGCGCACGTTCGGGTTGTCGCTGGTGATTTCGTGGGTGCCGTCCAGCTTGCGAGATATGCGCTTGATGAACAGCTGGTTGTTGGCCTGCAGGACATAGACGCCGCTCACATCGGCGAACTGGTAATCGGTGTCCACGATGGCGAAGTCACCCGAGCGCAGCGTGTCGCCCATGCTGTCGCCATAGGCGTGCACCAGCTGCAGGGCTTCGGGCCGACTGCCGGGGAGGTTCAACGCCAGCCATTTGCGCGACACCGGCACCTCGCCCAGGATCACGTCCTCGGTGATGAGGTCATTGCCGTTGCCCATGCTGCCCGTGGCGCTGAGCAGTGGCAGGGATATGGAATCGGAGTCACCGGCAGGCGCTGGCGCGGGGCCTGACGGGAGGCCGGCCGTGCGGCGACCCGTGATGATGTACTGCAAGTCGAGGCCGAGCTCTTGCGTATTTGCGTAGAACTCTGACTTTGGAGAGGCCTTTCCAGATTCCCAGCCATAGATGGTGCTCGCAGGCCATCCGCCGTGACTCTCAAAATCCGTAGCTTTGAGGCCAAGGCGCTTACGTTCTTCCTTGAGACGCTGCCCTATCTGGAGGGTAATTCTCTCGTTTTCCGCAGTTGATTTATCTTTTTTCGTAGTCATGTCTTGCATCACTACGGATTTCCGTAGTAATATCCTCCAAAACAGGCGTCACGTCGTATTACACGATGGTACACGCGCAATTTTCAGCACGGGAGCATTGCCATGGCATATGACGACAAGGAACAACGCCGCGAATTTCGGCACACCGTCCGGTTCAAGAAGGCGGATGACCAGCTCATCACGGTGCTGGCAGCTCGCCTGGGCGTACAGAAGGCCACGCTGATCCAGAACATGGCGCTGCTGGCCGCTGAAAAGGAGCTGCAGAAGATCGGACTGGGTGGTCAGCAGCAAGCCGCCGCGGGCGGCCCCGCACTCCACTGCTGATGCGGAAAGCCATGCTCAATGCAGACCCAAGAAACCACGGTGGAGGTGTCCGCCGAGCTGCAGCACAAGCTGGAGCGGCTGCGGCGGGCGTACCGCCTGCCGAGCACAACAGCGGTGCTGGAGCTGCTAATTAGCAGCCAGATCGACCAGTCCGTCTTTGCGATGACGGGAATTCGGCCAGGCCCCAGGATGGCCATTGACAACACAAGGCCCGACACGGGGCGCGAAGGATGAACATGATGACCACCGGCAAGCAACACCCCACCAGCTTCAAGGCGCTGGTGGACGCAAACCGCGCCGCAGGCCGGCTCGATGAGCCCGCACCGCCTGCAGAGAAGGATGCGGCGCAGAAGATGCGCAACACCGGCATGCGCCTGACGCCTGATGAGTACACGCAAGCCCAGCAGCTGGCAGCGGCAGATGAACGCTCGATGGTCAGGTTCTGCCGCCGCATGTACCTGCGCGGGCTGGAGTCGTTCCTGGCCGAACAAGGCGGGAAGCACTGAGCAGCAAATAGCCGCTCATTGGCACAACGGGAAACAGGCATGCTGCATTCCACAGCCGAGCATGAAGCGCTGCAGGCCGCAAAGGCAGAGCGCGCGCGCACGCGCCACACGGGCAGAAAGCTGCGCTACGAGGGAACGCGCATGGCGTGTCCGATGTGCGCGGCGCAGTGCGAGATTCGCACCAGCCTGATGGTCAGCAAGACGATGCGCGAGACGGCCTACCAATGCACCAATGTCGAATGCGGCTGCACCTTCGTGGTGGGCGCTGAAATCCTGCGCCTGCTCAACCCTGGGGCCACGCCAGACCCCAAGGTGAACATTCCCCTTTCCACCCACGTGCGCCGCGACATGGTGCGCGTGGTGCTGGACAACGCGAGCGAGGCCGAGCACACGGCCCGATTCACCACGCCCGTGACGGGCGATCTGTTCGCGGGAGGCGCCGACACCTCATAGCAGGCGCCCCACCGGCCGATCGATAGCAGCGGCACCCATCACCACCAACCCCATTTTTTTGCAAGGCGGCAACGCCTGGCAGGGACTTTTTTTGACCGAAGAAACCGGAGGTAACGCGATGTCATCACGAAACACCAGCCGCCGCAGCACAGCGGCGCAACCGCGGACGCTGGAAGCCCAAGCTCTGCACGATGCGCATCAGGGGCATGCTGCCCGCCTGGCGGCGATCAAGCGCATGGCGTCCAAGCTGCGCATGCTGGATGCCTACATGCCAGCCGTCCGCGCGGCGGGAATCACGGTGCGCGGCGATGAGCTCAACTGTTGGGGCGGGCTCGCCATCTACGTGAGCGGGCCGATGTTCAACGCGCAACGCAATGCCACGTTGGAGAAGGTGCTGCGCGAGCAGGGCATGCGCGAGACGCGCCGCAAAGAGAACGCAGACGGCAGCTACACGGTCGACCTGAAAAAGGGGCATTTGACGGTGTGCATCACCGTGGAAGCCCACCGTCTGCCCAAGCCGCAGGAGGCCGCACCATGCGCGTGAAGCCTTTCCGTGTTGCGGTGCTGGCCTGCGCATGGGTGGGCGTGGGCGCATGGGCCAACAGCGCCGCGATGGTGTGCGCCGGCATGGTGCTTGCGCTGGTGGGCCTGGGCGCGCTGGTGGCGACTATCGCGGAAGGGGGCACGCGGTGAGCCACTACACGATGTCATACCGCGCGGCCAACGGTCAGCGCGTGACGCTGCCGATGATCGCGGCCAGCCTGGCGGCGGCGTGGGATCAGGCTTTCGATCTGGCAGAGCGCCTGGCCGATGGTGCGTGCGGCTTCGGTGTTGCGCGAGGGCGTGCATGAAGGCGAACGAGATGCCCCGCTTGATGAAGCTGCGCGATGAGTTCGTGCGCCTCGCCAGCGCAGGCCGCTTCCACGATGCCGCCTCGCGCGAGTGGCGCGAACTGCCGCACAACTGGCGCATGGCGCTGCTGATGGTGGCCGGTATCGGGAACGACGTGGACAGCCTGTCCACCCTGGCCAGCCGCAGCTGGAGAGAGTTTCCAGAGGCCGAGCGCATCGCAATGCGCGTCGTCATCCGCACAGGCAAGCGCCACCTGGGCGGCGTCACGGCCTTGGCGTCGAAGGTGTAAGCCATGCCGACGATTCCGCGCAAGCTGCCCAACGCCAGCCTGGCTGAGTGGAACGAGAAGAAGCCCACGCTGTACATGGCGCGTGAGCATCTGGAGCGCGTCATCCGCTGCGCACCGGCGAGCTGGCAGGCAGCAATCCGAGGGCGGTTCGACAACGCAGTGCCGCCGGTCATGGCCGCTGTGCAGACGGCGCGCGACTTTCTGGAGCAGCCACCCGAGTGGGCGCAGGCGTGGGACCTCATGCAGGCCATCGCCGACTTTGAGGACGAATTCGGCGCGGCCAGCCTGTGGAATCTGGACGATCAGGAAATCTGCACCATGGCCAAGAAGCTGGCCGGCGAAGCGGACGAACTGGACGCGCTGGCCATAGGCCTGGGCGCCACGCTGGCGGATCGCGTCGATTCCATCCGCCTGCTGGTGCGCTGTGTAGGCATCACAGAGGACAAGCCCATTCAGGGCGAGCCGGCGATCAAGCGCGCCCAGGATGCAGCCTGGTGGCGCCGCCGCCTGCGCGTGCACGTGGCGCGCGTGGTGGAGGGCGGCAACCTGGGCATGGGCCTGGTGCACAAGGGCCGCGGCGGCTATGTGAGCGATGACGGTCTGCGCCGCCGCGGCGCGCAGTTGAAGCGCAACGCCGAGGCGCTGGAGCGCACGCTGTACCGCAATGAGGCGGGCCAGGTCTTCACGCTGCGGGAGCTTGCGGAGCTGGGAACAGCCAACCCCATCAACCGCGGCGGCGAGCTGATGACGCGCATTCGTGGCGCGGAGGAATACGCGGACGCCCGCGCGCACGTGGGCCTGTTCATCACGCTGACATTGCCCAGCAAATTCCATCCGATGAAGCTGGGAAGCGGTGGCCGCGTAGTGCCGAATAAGCGCTTCGTGCCGGGCACCACGCCACGCCATGGCCAGCTGTGGCTGCGCGACAAGTGGGCGAAGACGCGCGCTGCCCTGGCACGCAAGGGCGTGAGGATGTACGGCCTGCGCGTGGCCGAGCCGCACCACGACGCCACGCCGCACTGGCATGCGCTGATATGGGCCGAGGACGAAGCCGGCGCGCAGGCGATAGAGGATCGAATCCGCCACTACTGGCTAAGCGACGACGGAGACGAACGCGGCGCCGCAGAGAACCGCGTGAACATCAAGCGCATGGTCAAGGGCGGCGCCGCCGGCTATGTGGCCAAGTACATCGCCAAGAGCGTGGGCCATCTGGCGCTGGTAGAGCACCAGGACGTGGTGGACGGCCAGCAGATCGTGATGGACTTCGGCCCCACCGATCCGAAGAACCTGCAGGAGACAGGCGCGGGCCATCGCCGCGTCGATGCTTGGGCCGCGACCTGGGGAATCAGGCAGTTCCAGACCATCGGCATGCCCAGCGTGACGGTGTGGCGCGAGATGCGCCGCGTGACGAAAGACCAGCTGGAGCTGTTCACACGCGAGGGCGACCGCGACACGGTGCGCGCATACCAGGCGTGCCACCGCCACGGGAACATGCGCGCCGACTGGCGGCTGTTCATGGAGGCGATGGGCGGCCATGCCCTGCCCCGCTGCCGCTGGCACCTGCGCACCGCGCACCGCACGCCCGAGGCGGGCCAGGTGAACCGCTACGGCGAAGAGGTGAAGGTGGGCCGCGTGGTGGGCCTGCGCGCACAGCGCGGGCGCATGTGTGGCCACTGGCTGGTGAGCCGCCGCATCGCATGGACGCCAGTGATTGGTGAGGGCACGCACGCCGCGCATGGCATGGATGCAGGCGATGCGGCAGGACAGGCGCAGGGCCACGGCAACGGCCCGCAGGGAGCGCAGTCCCGCGCCGCCTTGGCGGCGCCTTGGACTGGTTTCAATAACTGTACGGCTCGCATCACGCACGAGCTCTCGCGCCTCGCTTTTGGCCGCGGCGATCACGAAATAGAGGACTGGTGCACCCCCGAAGTGGTGGCCCATTACCGGGCACTGCGCGAAGCGGAGCCCTGCCCATGGTGAAAAAACAGGCAACAGAGCGCACCGTGGCCGCCCAGGCGCGCCGCGGCATGGCCGGCGCAGTGGCAAGCGACTACTCCCTGCGTACGAAGGTGCTACTGGCGGCACGCGACCGCTGCGACGAGCTGCAGGACGGCCAGGCCGCCCGCGACGACATGAAGCGCGACGTGCTGGCCACACCAGACGAGCTGCTGTCCGACCTGCTGACCGCTTTTCTTTCCGTGCGCATCGACTGCGCACTGCTCATCCCCACCACCGCAAAGGAGTGATCGCCATGAACGCGACCCGCACCGAACCGCGCCAGCACTGCTACCAGCGCCCCATGGATGGCGGCTACGTGCCAGCTGCCGCAACCACCACCGACCACCTGCGCGCGGTCTTCGCGGCCGAGCGCGAGCGCCTGGCAGCAGCCGCGCGCCCGCGCCGCAAGCGTCGCCAGCCGGCGGCGCCGGAAGTCAACCCGCAACAGGCCCAGCTGCAGCTGGTGGCCTGAGCCAATTCACAGGAGAGAAAACCCATGAACGCCATTCATCAAGTGCTGCAGCTGCGCAGCTATCGCGCGCACCTTGTGCCGCAGCACGTCAACCTGTCGGACGTGGAAGACATGGCCGACGCCAAGCTGCTGCCGACAATCCAGCTCAAGGCCGCCAGCGCAACCCAGGCCGAGGCGCTGGCGCACCTGGCCAGCGGTAAGCAGGTGCTGCGCGTGGAGCGCGTGGAAGGCGGTGCAGCATGAGCAACAGCAGCGACCAAACCACGCTGGACCAATACCGCCGCATGTTCCAAGCGGCTTGCAGTGCGCTCGGGGAAATCAGCGATGCCTTGGGCGTGGAGCCGGACGAAGGCGGAGCGGAGCCGATCCTGGAGGCTATTGAAGAACTGCGCGCGACGGTCAGCCAGCGTGACGAACTGCTGGAGTTCGTGAAATTCGTCGTCAGCGAATGGGGACATGACGGATTCGGGTGCGAGCTTGAGGACGGTGAGTCATCGGTGATCGACCGTGCCCGCGTGCTCATCGCAAAAGCGGAAGGGAACGGAGCGCCTGCTGCTGTAGCGTTGCCGGCCGACCTGCACGAACTGCTGATGCACGTCGTTTGCGATACGCGCCACCCAGAGCGGCAAATCCAGGCGAGCCGCATGCTGGAGCAAATCGGGCGTGCATCGCCCCAGCCACCAGCGCAGGAGCCGGCCGAGCCTCTGCCGCCTCCGGGCATCCATGCCGGCGTGCACTACGCCACCTTCCTGCGTCGCGAGGCCAACAAGCACCCCGAGCCGAAGGCGGGAGCGCTACGCAACGCCGCGCGCATGATGGACGTGCTGCTGGCCGAGGTGCGCACATTGCGCCGCGAACTGGTCGAGGCCAAGGCCCAGGAAGGGGGTGCGGCATGAGCCAGTCTCGCCTTTCTTCCCTGGCGGAAACCTGCATAAGCATCGCCATCGGCTTCGTGGTGTCGCTGGTGCTCACCGCCCTGGTGCTGCCCGCATACGGCCACGCGGTGACGTTTGGGCAGAACCTGCAGATCACCGGCATCTTTACCGTGGCCAGCATTGCGCGCGGCTACCTTGTGCGGCGGGCGTTCAACCGCTGGGGGCGATGATGTGGATCTACATTCCATCGAAATTTGTGCCGGCGTCGGCATGCTCGGAGAAGGCGTCCGCGCCGCATTCGGCCTACTCGGCATCAAGCACCGCACCGTTTGCTACGTGGAGCGGGAAGCCCCTGCAGCCGCGCAGATTGCCCGCCTTATGGAAGCGGGAGCCCTTGATTCGGCTCCTATCTGGTCTGACCTGCTCACCTTCGACGGCACAGCATGGCGCGGATGCGTGGATTTCATCATTGCGGGCTTCCCGTGCCAGGACATCAGCATTGCAGGCCGGCGTGCTGGACTGGATGGCAAGCGCTCGGGCCTGTTCTTCGACATCCTCGACATCGCCGACGCTTGCCAGGCGCGAGGCCTCGTTCTGGAGAACGTCGCAGCCCTCGCTACTGCCACCGCCTCCGCTGTGGACGAAGCCGAAGGCACTCTCGAAGAACGCGCAGCCGCCCGCGTCGTGGGAGAACTGGCCGACCGCGGGTGGGACGCGGAATGGCTCACTATTTCCGCGTCAGACGTGGGCGCAAGCCATGGGCGTGCCAGGTGGTTCTGCCTTGCCTGGCGGCGCGTGGGCGACGCAAAATGCTCACGAAGGCAGCAGGCCCGGCGCCGATCTGGCGAGCACACAGGGCGGCAACTTGAGCCGGGATGCGGCGCTATGGATGACGCCGAGCGTGTCGAACTCGCAGGGCAACGAATACACACGCGACCGAGGCCAGAAGGGCATGGAGCGCCTGACCTTGACGGGGAAGGCCCAGCAATGTCCGACGCCACGGGCGACGGACGGCACGAAGGGTGGGCCGAATCAGGCGGGCAGCAAGGGCGACCTGATGCTGCCCAGCGCGGCGGCGCAGTGGCCTACGCCGGCCAGCCGGGACTACCGTACCCCGAACAGCCCGAACAGCCAGGCAACGCGCAACCACTCGGGCGGCGAGCAGTTGCCGAACTACATCGAACACCATTTTTTGCGCCAGGCCCTGTCGATCCACGATGGCCGGAAATTGTCGCCAACCGCCCGGACATCGCACCGGCGGTTGAATCCGGCGTTCGCATGCTGGCTAATGGGATGGCCTATCTGGTGGACGAATCCCGCACTCACCAGCTGCGTCAAATCGGAAATGGCGTTGTACCGCTGCAGGCTGCAGCAGCACTTGTTGAACTTATGCGGCGCGCCGAAGGAAGGGGGTAACACTGCATGAAAACTCTCGTTCTGCGGCTCAAGGCGGTGTACTTCGACGCGATCCGCGACGGCCAGAAGCTGGAGGAATTCCGCGAGCGCACGCCGTACTGGCGCCAGCGCCTGGAAGGCCGCACCTTCGACCGCGTGGTGCTGACCAAGGGCTACCCGGCAGCGGGCGACGAAAGCCGCCGCCTGGTGCGCGCATGGCGCGGCTACCGCGAAACCACCATCACGCATCCACACTTCGGCGCCGCGCCGGTGGAGGTGTTCGCCATTGACGTATCCGAGGCAAGCACATGAAAAAACACCCTACCCGCCACAAACCCGACCCACTGTGCACGCCGGTAGGCCGGGCGCTGGCACTGCAGGCGCTGCGCCGGGACATGCTGGACATTGGCCTGGCCTGCCTGGCCGTGGAGCACGGCAGCGAGCAGCGCGCGCTGCTGGCGCGCCTAGCCTTCATGATCGGCATCGGCGCCGAGTTGGCCGCCGCCCTCCCCGTGCCGGGCGACAACCGCGCCGGCATGCACCAGGCCCTGGCCGAAGTGGTGCGCATGGCCTGCGACGGCTGCGCCTGGGATGCGGCATGGGCAGCGCAGCTGCAGCTGGCCCTGGAGATTTCGGGCGAGCTGATGCTGGAGCACTCCAGCCACGCAATGCGCGTGCTGCCGGGCGCACGGGCGCTGGCCGACGACATAGCGAAAGGCAACATCCGGCCGGATGCCGTAGCCCCTCTGGAGTGGTTGGAGCAATGAGCATGATCCACCTGCCGCCATACCTAACAGATGCGGAAATCGCAGGCATGTGCGAGCCGCTGATTCAGCCGGCGGCGCAGTGCCGCCGCTTGAAGGCGATGGGCCTGCATTTCGTTCAGAAGCCCAACGGCCGCCCGCTGGTGATGCGAACGGAGCTTGATCGGGTTCTGGGTGCAGGCCGGTTCGCAGGCGGCCAGGACGCGAAGGTGACGGCGCCGAATGCTGCGGCGCTGCTGCAGCACCTGGGCAGGAAGGGGATTCATGGGGCGCGCGCGTAA